AACAAACTATGATTGTAACAGGTGGAGGGTACAAAGACATAGCTTGTGTTTTAAAAGGATGTCAAGATGAAAATAAATTTGATCTCAACGATGAAACCGTTGTGATATTTAACATTCCGCGTGATAGTGACGATCAAGGAATGATTTCCTATAAGGCATTAGAAAGCCTTAAAGATGGCTTGATAACATCTTCTAAATATGAAAGCGCTACATTTGTATTTAATAGTCCAGTAGTCTGGGTACTATCCAATAATGAGCCCGAACTTAGTAAATTATCTAAAGATAGATGGAAACTATGGACAATAAGTGATGGAATGTTATTACCATACACAATAAAACCTATAAATTATAGATTTGATTAAAGAATATTAGTAGGGTGAGCCTCCGGGCGTTCCGCTTCGCTCCTTACCCTACACCGGCCCGCATGAGAGGCGCGCGGGCCCTTGATAGCCGGCTTCGCCTCCTGACTACGTCTAGCTTTTTTTTTAAATTATGCATCTTCATAAGAATAATCTTGCATATATTGTACTGTTAAGGCTCTGGTTCCTGCTGGAAGCCCTAAGCCATCTGCTCCTACATAGTAAAAGAGACAGAATAATCCTCTAGTCATAGGATCAGTGTTATTATCATTAAATTTAACAATTTTAGGATAATGTTTAGTAAGATCGAAACTAAAATTGCAATTCAATTTGAAATCGTTATTACTATATTGTTGCCAATAAGATTGGTTTGTTGCCGATCCGGCTGTGCCTTGATATTGTGAAAAACCAAGTTTAAATGATTTAGTAGCCAATACACGATATCTATCTTTATTTATTGGGCTCCATAAGTCTGTCAAATCATTGGAGAATCCTCTTGATGAGGATCCATCCTGATAAAAGTCATTGCCGGGAGCTGGTACAGCTGTAGGATTTGATTTATCATAAAATATCCACATTTTCAACTGTACTGGTCTAGGATCGTTATTATATACGCTATCCCAACGGTAGGGCACGATAGTGCCCTTAAAAGTTAATTTCTTAGTGGTAATTGTGTTACCAACGCGTGAGCCTTGACCAACACCTTGAGAGATTAACATATTAGCACAAGGACCTAATTCAATAATATTGTCAGGAAATGAAACGTCAGTTGACGTGTATAATACTTTCTGAAAATTATAGGTTTGTGCTGTCTTATTCTCAATAGTACGCGAAATAGCTCTATTGATCATTGTCTTCATAGTCGAAGTAGTTACTTTACCGACTGAACGCCTTTTTGCCTTTTTAACATAACGTTTCTTTTTATAAATTTTAACCATCTAAAATAAGAAACTATAATAATTATTCTCTCAAAATACTTTAGAATGTCGAAAATTAGTTCCAATAGTTCCACGGAGGGGGGTAATAGTATAACCCCCTCCTTATCCAAAACAGTTAATAAACAAATATCTCCAGCTATTGGTTGGTGTTTTACCTTAAACAATTATACAGAAGAACAATGCCAAAAGATCCAAAGTTCCATACTTAAAAGTTGTAGAATAGGATTTTTTAACAAAGAGGTTGGCGAAAGCGGGACACCTCATTTACAAGGCTACATCGAATTCAACACAAAGAGCAGGCCGAAGGCCGTGTTTAATGATGATAAAATACATTGGTCAAAAGCTAAAGGTAATCGTGACCAAAATTTCAAATATTGTTCTAAAGATTGTCAGGAAGAGATCGAAAACATTTCATTTTGTCATGGATTCAAAAAGAAAGTACCGCTAAGAATTCTTAAAGAATTAAGACCATGGCAAGCCAGTATGGTAGAGCTAATCGATCTGGAATTTACTGAGATGGACGACCGTCATATAAATTGGTTAGTAGATGTTGAAGGCTGTGCCGGCAAAACTCAATTTTGTAAATATATGACTCAACGACGCAAACAAACTATGATTGTAACAGGTGGAGGGTACAAAGACATAGCTTGTGTTTTAAAAGGATGTCAAGATGAAAATAAATTTGATCTCAACGATGAAACCGTTGTGATATTTAACATTCCGCG